TGCTAGTCCCAAGATTGCAAGGTTTGGCAATGTGCTTCTGGGCTTTGCCGGATCATGGAGGGCAGGCCAACAGTTCTTTGACCACACATCCAGGTTGGCAAATCCAACTCTGAGACAGGTCATGGATTGTGAGGTGACTGAGACTGACTGGAACCTGCTGGTTGTGGAGGGCTCCAGAATCTATGAGGTCTCGGCAGACAAGGGAGTGGTGGAGGCTCTAGGGCTGGAGGGATACACCTATGCAGCCATTGGCTCTGGTGCAGCAGTCTGTCTTGGAGCTTTGGGATATGCCACACCAAGACTGGACAGGTCTTCACTGAAGAGAGCCTTGATGGTCACAGCAGAACACACCACCACTGTTGCACCACCATTCCACATCATTGAGTTGTGACCAGGTAAAGCCCAGAAAACAAAAGCGACTTGAAAAGTTGTTGCCAATGTGCGAAAATGTTTGTGTAGGTTAGGCGCACTGCACCCAGCCTCCAGTCTTCAAGGGGAACAAATGCACATTGAGACTGTGCCAATAAATCTTCTCAGGTCAGACCCTGAAAATGCCAGAAAGCATGATCAGAGGAACTTGGCTGCAATTGCCAACAGCCTGAACCAGTTTGGACAACGCAAGCCTATTGTCATTACACATGATGATGTAGTCATTGCAGGCAATGGAACTCTGGAGGCCGCCAAAAGGCTGGGCTGGACAGAGATTGCAGTGGCAAGAACTCCTAAAGACTGGGATGAAGCCACCATCAAGGCTTATGCCCTAGCTGATAACCAGTCAGGAGCCCTAGCTGAATGGGACAACCTGGTTCTGGAGAGAACCTTGACTGAGCTCATGAAGCAAGACTGGGATGTTGCAGCTCTTGGCTTTGATGACCAAGTGCTGTCTGAACTGATGTCCCTAGTTGAGACTGGTGCAGATGGCAACCTGAAGGATGAGATTGCCAATCCTTACAGCACCAAGATTGATGTCCCTCAGTATGAGATTGCTGGAGATCAGCCTGAAGTCTCAGAGCTCTTAAATGACTCCAAGACCAAAGCCCTCCAAGCTGAGATTGAAGCCTCTGACCTGCCCAGTGATGTAAAGGGATTCCTGACTGCTGCAGCCCACAGGCACACAGTCTTCAACTATGGCAAGATTGCTGAGTTTTATCCCCACCAATCAGGGGAAATACAGAAGTTGATGCAGGATTCAGTCTTGGTAATCATTGACTTTGATGATGCCATGAAACTGGGATATGTAAAGCTCACCAACAAAATCTCAGCTCTGCTCCAAGAGGATGCAGACAGTGAGTGACAAGAAGTTTGCAGCCTTCATTCTGAGCCATCAGCGACCTGGAAAAGTGGTCACTGCCAAGACTCTCAGGGCTTCTGGATACACAGGAGACATCTACATCCTGCTGGACAGTGAGGATGAGACTGCAGGGCAGTATGTGGCTGAGTTTGGCAAAGGGTCAGTCATCATCTTTGACAAGGCTGACCAGAGTTTTGACATTGGTGATTCCCAGCAACATAGGCGTGGCGTGATTTATGCCAGAAACGCCTCTTTCCAAGTTGCCAAAGATTTAGGGCTGGACTACTTCCTGCAACTGGATGATGACTACAACAGATTTGAGTATCGCTACCCTTCTGAGGGAGTGCTGAAGACTGTTGTGGTGAAGCAACTGGATCAAGTCTTTGATGCCATGTTGGACTTTCTTGATGACACCAAAGCATCAACTGTGGCTTTTGCACAGGGTGGGGACTTCATTGGTGGAGCAAATGGTGGAGCCTTCAAGAAGATGGTTTTGAGAAAAGCCATGAACTCCTTCTTCTTCTGCACTGACAGACCTGTGGAGTTTGTGGGCAGAATTAATGAAGATGTGAACACCTATGTGGTGAATGGCACTAGAGGCCAGCTCTTCCTGACACCAACAATGATTGACCTGGTGCAGACCCAAACCCAATCTAGTTCTGGTGGCATGACTAGCCTCTACACAGACTCTGGGACTTATCTCAAATCCATGTATTCAGTGATGATGGCTCCCTCCTGTGTGAGCATCTCACCAATGGGGCCTAGCAACCCAAGACTGCACCACAAGATTCGGGCTGAGAATGCCTATCCCAAAATAATCAGTGAAAAGCACTGCAAGTTGGTAAAACCATGACCAGTAAAAATCAGACACCAGACCCAGACCTGATCATCAAGGAAAAGCAGGTTGTGGAACTGCGCAGGGCTGGTGCAACTTGGGATGAGATTGCTAAGGCTGTGGACTATGCCACACCCACTGGAGCTTGGAAGGCTTTCCAGAGGGCAATGCGCAGGACACTGGTTGATGCAGGCACAGAAGAACTCAGAGCGTTAGAATTAGACCGGCTTGACAGAGTGCAGCGTGCAGTGTGGGCAAAGGCTCTGACAGGTGATGACAAAGCCATTGACAAACTGCTGAAGATCATGGAACACAGAGCTAAGTATCTGGGTCTCTATGCTCCAGCCAAAGTCCAGGTGGAGTCAGTTGTTTATGACGGCTCAACGATTGAGGGAGAAGTTGCAAAACTCAGACAACTCCTTGCAGACTCTGGCAGCCAGCAGATTTCTTTGGACAGACACACTGGCGAGACCGGAACAACTGCCGACTGAGGAAGATTGGTCAGTCTGGCTGTATCTAGCTGGGCGTGGCTCTGGGAAGACTAGGACTGCTGCAGAGTGGATTGTCTGGCAGGCAGTCTCTAAGCCCAAGACCAGGTGGGCTGTTATTGCAGCCACGTTTGCTGACGTTAGAGATACTTGTGCTGAGGGAGAGAGTGGCCTCATTGCCATCCTGAAGCGGTATGAAATCATGGAGTCATACAACAGGTCAATGGGAGAAATCCTGCTGACTAATGGCTCCAGAATCAAGCTGTTCTCTGCAGATGAGCCAGACCGATTGCGTGGCCCACAGTTTCATGGAGCTTGGTGTGATGAACTTGCTGCTTGGAGATACACAGACACTTGGGATCAGTTGCAGTTTGGATTGCGACTTGGTGAGAAGCCCAGAACCATCATCACCACCACTCCAAGACCTACTCCACTGATTAGGGAACTGACCTCCAGAACAGATGGCTCAGTGAAGATTGTGAGAGGCTCCACCTTTGACAATGCCAAGAACCTGGCTCCATCAGCACTGGCACAGCTCAGAGCCAGATATGAGGGAACCAGACTTGGTAGGCAGGAACTCTATGCAGAGATTCTGACCGACACACCTGGTGCGCTGTGGAATCTGAGCATGATTGATGCAACCAGAATCAGTAAGGAAAACCTTCCTGAACTTGTGAGGGTGGTGGTTGCCATTGACCCTGCAGTGACCTCTGGTGAGCAGTCTGACGAGACCGGCATAGTCGTGGTGGGGAAAGGCTCTGATGGCAGGGGATATGTCCTTGCTGACAGAAGCTGCAGAGAATCGCCCTCTGGCTGGGCTCACAGGGCTGTTCAGGCCTTCAATGACTTTTCAGCTGACAGGATTGTTGCTGAGAAGAACCAGGGTGGGGACATGGTGGAAGCAACCATCAGGTCTGTCTTCCCCTCTGCACCATTCAAGGGAATCACTGCCAAAGTGGGCAAACGTCTCAGAGCAGAGCCCATCAGTGCTTTGTATGAGCAGGGCAGGGTTTCCCATGTTGGTTCCTTTGATCCACTAGAAGACCAGATGACTCAGTGGGTTCCAGACTCAGGCGCATCACCTGACAGACTGGATGCCCTGGTTCATGGTCTTACAGAATTGGGTCTGGCTGGTGGAACTAGTGCGGATAGATTCTTCCAACAACTTGCTCCACCCTGCCCAAGCTGTGGTCTTCCTGTATCAGCAACAGCCACCAACTGCCCTCACTGTGGCATGAAGAACAATGACTATGACTTAGTTCAGGTCTATCCAAGATAAGGAAAAAATGGCACTCCGAGACCGCTTCAGCCGTAAGGCTAGAGACCAGAAGTTGGCAGAAACTGTTGCAGAAGCTGTCAAGGCTGGGTTGGCTGGTTCCCCTATGGGAACTACTAACTACAACCGAGCTACTCCTGCTGAGCCTTACAGCACTGTTGGTGGTCAGGGAATTGTCACTGGCATTGGTCAGGCAATCCCAATGGAGCGACCTGGTGTGACACCTGGTGGTGGTGGGTTTGGCGCAATGCTTGGGCCGGCAGCTCCACTGCTTCCTGCTCCCATTGATGCAGTGCTGGATGAGACTGGCAGGGCGCTTCCTCGCAAGTACGAATATCAGGTCGCTACGAACCTCAACCTGACCCAGCAGGAAGTTCCCTATGGAGTCCTGAAGTCTTTGGCTGAGCAGTGCGACATCATTCACAGGGCAATTGAAATCCGTGTTGGTGATCTCATCAAGCAGGACTGGTCATTTGACTTGTCTGAGTCTGCTGTGGCTCAGATTATGCAGGACAACAACTGCAGCCATGCAAAGGCTTCACGGCTTGGGCGTGAGATGTATGGGGATGAAATCAACCGCCTCACTGCGTTCTGGAAGAACCCTTATGTGCAGAGTGACCGGTCTTGGTCTGAGTGGCTGACTGAGGCTCTGTGGCAGGTCTTTGTCTATGACCAGCTTTGTGTTTATCCCCGATACAACTTTGGTGGGGACATCATTGGGTTTGATGTGATTGATGCACCAACCATCAAGATTCTGCTGGACAATCGTGGGGATGTTCCGCACCCACCGCTTCCTGCGTATCAGCAGGTCTTGTGGGGATTCCCTCGTGGGGAGTTTGTGGCTTCCCCAGACTCAGATGGTGACTTCTACAACTCACCTGGTAAGTATGGGGAATACAAGACTGACCAACTTTCTGTGTTCATTAAGAACCGGCGCACTTGGAGCCCGTATGGATACAGCCCAGTTGAGGAAGCAATTCCTGCTGCAAGTCTGTATCTTGACCGGCAGGCTTGGATGCGGGCTGAGTATCAGTTTGGCTCCATGCCCACCACTTTCATGAAGACAAACAGCATGGAACTGACTTTGGAGAAGCTCAGTGCATATGAGCGCATTCTGAATGACCGGCTGACTGGTTCGACTGCTGAGCGACACCGCATCAAGGTGTTGCCGGATGGGTTTGACCCAGTGGCAATGCCCAGCCAGGATGAGCGATACAAGAGCGACTATGACGAATTTATTATCAAGCGCATTGCTGCCATCTTTGGTGTGACCCCATCTTCACTTGGTGTGGTAGCT